AGGCGGAGAGATGGTAGCGGGAAGATTTAGTAGGGGACTTATTGGGACAGAAGAGGGAACTTACTTTGGTGTCAAGTCAACAGACAAGTTGGGTACAGAGCGCACCTTAACCCAAGAACTTATCCGAGCCGCAACCAGTGTCTCTCCCTTGGTGTTTGATCCTGCAAAAGGGTTAGAGTTTGGTGCGTTCCGTATGCAACAGGCACAAACAAACGCTAAGTCCATGTTTAATCAGAAGACAGATGACATCGGCGCAACCAGCGAAGATCTAGAGAGAGCATTTATTCAAGCGAACGATGCCAAGTTGCGTGTTGATAAGAAGTACTTTCAAATGTTTGAAGACCTAAAAAAGATTGGCATGACGGACAGAGATATCCGCAGGGTTCTAAAACAAAACAACATTGGATCCAGTGGGCGCCGTGTTATGAGAGGTGAGTTTATCCCCTTTAAAGTAAGCCCCAACAACCGTAAGGAAATGCGGAGGGCTGGGATACTAGATCAGTATCCACGGGCCAGAATAAATGAGATAAGAAAACTAATGAAGGGCGCTTCCTTGCAGCCAGATGATCTGCCCTATGAACGGCGTCCTGACACTGATACTCAGTTAGAAGCAGCGCCGGTTTCTGTTCCAACAACAGAAAACATTTTTTCAGATCTTGTGCCTGCAACCACACAAGCACCAGCACCCACGGGCAATATCTTTTCCGACCTTGTACCAACACTACCCACCCTGCCCCCAGGCCCATCAATACTACCTAACCCGCAGGATCAAGAGATACAGCGCCGGCTTAATCCCTAATCCTCTAAGCAATCTACCTTAACGCCGAGCCCACCGAACAACTGCACCATGTTATTAACATGGTGGGTTACCTCCTCTATGATGTCATCATCATCGGTCATGACGGCCAAGCGCATGGCGTTCTCTACAACTTCCAGCAACGCCTGGACCTGCATGTTGTGCATGTCATCAAACCCGACCGTCTTTAAGTTCTTCTCGATCATTCGATCTCTCCCCAATTATCCTTTAGCTCCTCATCAACCTTCGACGGAACCTTTAACAAGTGTGACATACCTGTCTCCATGATCTCCGTAATCCGAGATGCTTGCTCTTGGCTTTCTATCGAAAAGCATAGTTCATCGTGAACTGTGAGCATAGGAATCAATCCCTCGGCATAGCAATCGGCCATCGCCTTCTTGGTTTGGTCCGCTGCGGATCCTTGTATCAGTTTATTGAGCGCCTTGTAGGTGAATGCCCTCCTGATCTGCTTTCCCATCACACTGCAGTATTGCTCCTGTGCTTCCTTTAGAGGCAGAGGTTTGTTATATTCCCACCCTACTGGCTCCCACATGTCAAACCGGCACCTACGGCCCAGTATAGTGCGTATGGAGCCCCTTCTAGCGGCTGTATTGGACGCCATACCTGCAAGGCCTTTAACAAACGGAACTTTAGTCTGGTGTGTGTTCAGCAAATCCGATGCTTCCTGCAACGAAATGTCCAACTGGTCGGCTAGCTTGGCCTTGCCCATGCCGTACATAATGCCAAGGTTCACGGTCTTGGCTTCCTTGCGGGTGATGTTCGCGAAATCAGCAACCATCTGGTGCAGATCAACATCGCGGATCTGCCACTCCTTAACGATCTCATCCACCATAGGATCTTTGTGATCATCGCTCAGACCCGCAGCAAAGTGTACCAGCAACCGTGGCTCTTGGCTGGAGTAATCAAACGATCCCCACTTGCATCCTTGCTCCGGTACAAACAGACCCCGTATGAGCTTCTTGATTTCCGGATCCCGCGCAGGAATCTGCTGAAGATTGGGGTTGGACGAGGAGAACCGGCCCGTAACCGTGCCCCCATCATCGCTCCGCAACTGGTGGAACTCGCAATGAATGCGGCCCTTGTGTTCGTGGCGCAGGATGGTGTCGATGAATGTTGTGTTGGCCTTGTCTAACTCTCGCAGCCTAACGATCTCTTTAGCCATGGGGTGGGGGTGCAGATTAAGGAACTGCTTAGTGAAAGACGCCTGTCCCGATTCCGTCTTCTTGTATTCCAGATTCAGCTTATCAAAGACCTTCTGAACAGAGGTCGCGGCCCACGGCTCGATGTCCACACCGGTTTGCTTCTTAATAGATTCCTTGATCTGAGCAACCCTTTTGGTCAGTCCTTCCCTAGCTTGCTCGGCCTTTGATACATCAACGGGAACCCCAGCCTGTCTCATCTTAATCATGAGGGGTATGAGGCTGGTTTCCAATTCCCAGATCGACCACAGTTCCTGCTTGTCTAGCTCTATCTTTAACCGCTGCCATAGCTTCAGTGTCATCAGGGCATCCTGTTCAGCATACGCCCCCACATCCATTGGCAGCATACGCCACATCTCTGACTTGGGATCAAATCCCCAGTCTCTGGCCGCAGCGCGGAGTGCCTTCTCGTCCTTACGCATATCAATGTAATCACGGCCCAAGTTATTCAGGCTGTAGGAAAACCGGTTCTCGTCCACAATCGCGCCGGTCACCATGGTGTCAATGATCCTGCCCTTCACCTCTATGCCCTCGGCCTGTAGCCAACCGGCATCGTAGGTTGCATTGTGCATGATCTTATCAATCCTAGGCGTATCCATCTGTTGCTTGAACCAACGCATGGTCATCTTGGGATCTAGGTTGTGTCCGTTCTGGTGGCGCATAGGGAAGTAGGCTTTGTAATCCCCAGCAGCTACGGCAATTCCTGCAATGAACCCGTCCTTCGTGGCCCAACCAGGGCCACGGGTAGTAAGGTTTGGATCACACGTCTCAAGATCAACCGCGATTTCTTTGTAACCTGTCAGGTCAGGATACCCTGTTGGAATAATCCAGTTGGGATCTAGCCTGTCGAGTTCCATCCGGTTATTAAAGCTGATTGTTGACTTGTCTTTTCGATCTCTTGCCATAATATTTCCTTGCTGCCTTGGTATTATTTGGAACGTGCTTACTACAGAACTTCTTTTGTCTGCCAACTAACGGGAGCCCACAAGGCTTTCTGGTGCGACCATCGATCTTCTGGCAAGTCTTTGGCTCAACGTATGGATCATACTCAGCAACATCCTCGTCAGTCATCCCCGCCTTGGACATTCTCTCAGCAAACCAATTTTTCTCCCAGTTGTCGACTTTTTCTCTCATAGGGTGAATATTCTGGGTAATAACGGCGTTATTACCATTTTTATCTTCTTCTGGTTGAGCATCGGGGGAAACTCCCCCGGTTTTATAATACCGTTCTGCAACCTCTGCTGAGAGGGCGGCGTACCCAACCTTATCGACCCACGAATCTTCATGGCTTATGTCCACCAACAGTCGGCTCGTCTTCAGCCAATCCATCATCAGGCCAACATGCATCGGGCTTACACACCCATGTGTGGCGAGAGCGTTCTTCGTAATTATGTCCCATCCCAAAGATATGGTGGTGAAACTGTCATATACATCGCCGTATTCTTCTTGCCGAGCCCCGTTAATCTTTCTCAATGCATCGTCTATTAAATCATCTCTATTCATATCTCGTACCTATACCTTTTTTCTGTATCCAATATGTGCAGTTCCTTCCGGGCTCTTGTAACGCCCACATAGAATGCACGGTGTTCATCATCTGGATATCTGCTTTCAAGACACGCTCTCGTCGTGCCTAAATAAACCACACAGTAATCGTCCTCCCCTCCCTTCATTGCGTGAAACGTAGATAGTTTAATCCGCGGTGGCTGGGTGATGTCCTCACCTCTTCGCTCTAGCGAACGGACGTATAGCTTCTGGTGATAACCAAACCGCACAATGTCCATCGCATCTGTGTCCAAAGGCGCAATCAAACCAAAGTCACGCACCAATGTATCGTAGTCCAACTGCAATTCCGGATCCGCATCTTCAAGTAATCTAGACGAGCCGCGCTTTACAACAGCCCCGTCCCCCTGCTTGGGTGCCAGAGCGTACATCGTCTTAACCCGCCCCAAGTACAAAGACCGGCCGGCTTGCAGATCGCGCCACGCCATGATCGCATCAGCGTCTTTCGGATTAATCGAGGGCCGACCCTTAACGCTGTACATAAATCCGTCTTCCCGCAGCTTATCTGCAAAATCACGAACGTACCCGTTGGTTCTAGCCATGATTGTCCACGAACCTTGGTAGTAAGGAATGGTGTCCCGACTCAGGTGAAAACAAACCGCGCCCTCCTCTGCTGTGGGCATGAACTTCTTCTCAACCCTATCGTCGATCCGCTTTACGATCTTCTGGGACAAGGCCCATACAGTGCGGGGCAACCGGTACGACTGGCTTAGAATGATCTTGTTTTCGGTTGCGTTAATAAACTCTGCAACCTCAACGCCCGTCCATCGGTGGATAGCTTGGTCATCGTCACCCGCATATACTACGTTCTCAGCATTGGACTTCATGTGATTAACCATCTTCCACTGCAATGGAGTAAGGTCTTGTGCCTCGTCCACAATCAGCAGCTTTAAGAACGGCGGTTCCACAAACAGGTACTGTTCAATAAGATCTACAAAGTCCAGTTTGGCAAAGGTGCTTTTATACTGTTGTGTTGTTTCTGATATTTGTTTCATCTTGGCAAAAGACAACGACCAATCCTCGGCCTCGTTAAACTCCTTATCTAAACCAATCAAACGGTAACGAGCCCGATCAATAAGTTGGATGTATTTACCCCCGTCACCTCCAATGGCAGGGATGATAATGCCATCGTCAGGAACCGCGCCCTCTGCATTTTCAAACACAACGCCCAGACCGCGGCCCATCTTCTGCCAATCCTCCTTGGAAAGCATGTCCCCAGACACAATGCCCAAGCCCCGAAAGGCAATGGAGTGTAGGGTGCGGAAGAAAGGCAGACGCTTTTCCTCAAACCCGAACTTGCTACACGCTCTCTCCACTGCTTCTTGAACGGCCTTCTTGGTAAAGGACATGAACCCAATCTGTTCGGGTTGGACTCCCTCATTCAATGCGTCCTCAACACGTTGAATGAGGTTGTATGTTTTACCACACCCTGGTGGTCCCAACAGCATGAGTTCAGACATTGGGTGTAACCTTGCTACGCGGACGGGTAGCTAGCCACTCAACGATCTCGGCTTCAATCCAACGGGTAGAACTGTTCTTGGCCCCCGTATCACCAAGCACTAGCGGCTTTGGAAAGCTGCCATCGTTTACCCACTTGTAAATGGTTGAATGGGAGATCCCCAACCACTCCGTTAACTCTGCAATTTTTAACAGCCTTTCTTCAGAAGGGGATGTCATCACTAAACTCCTTTGGTTCCAGTTCTATTTCTTCATCTTCAAATGCCGGCACATGCCAGACACGTAAATGTTTTCGTTTTCCATCATCCTTTTTAATCCACTTATGTTTATGGCACTCCCCTCCATCGTTCAGCGTCTTCAACTGTTCCTGTATGTGAACCGCTTTGTAATGTGTGAACTGCCTGTTCTTTAGAAACAGTTCCAAACCAACCATAGTGAAGTACGTCATACCATCCTCAGTCCAGGGCTTGCCTAACTCCATCTCCTCGGGAGACAGCGCCCGTATCCGACTTGTGCAAAACGTCTTCAGCAACTCTTGGAACTGGCCCCTGATCGTAAGCTCCGGAGGAACATCAATGGTGACAGAACTCTTCATCAGCGTGTTGATTGCAACCTGCCAATCTTGTGGCTTAACTTGAGGCGGCATGAAATTAAGTTGCTCCATACACGCCCGTTGCCAAAGACCTTGGTTCTGTAATTGCTCCACCGTTAGCTGCAACCGGTTACCATCCACATCCATGAAGTAATGACGCGGCTCTGATAGCATGACAGTCAAGCCGCCAATGTTAGCCTTGTCCGGAGCCGAGTTACCCACACCAAACTGCCTTGTCTTGCAGATCTGCACATCACAGTAATCCTTTAACGGGCAGGAACTACATTGCAGGAAGTAGTCCTTCTTCATGAGCGACTTCTGCAACGCAACGATCTCAGTTGCCTCAAGGGCAGGGCTGCATAAAGTCCTGTTGTATTCTTCGTGATGCTTCTTCCAATCGTCGGGCCACTTCAGCCGGCAGTACACACCCACATTAAACATGAACGTGTTCCGGTGTTCTGTAACCGCGCCCTGCCCAGTAATAACCTCCAAGCAATACGGTCCATCGGTAAAGTGCTTTCTATCTCCCCCGAACTTCAGTTCATTCAGTTCCGAAATAGATATCCGGACAGCGTCAACCGCAGCGAAGAAGTCCTGCATCTCCATGGACTCGCCCTTTTTATCCAAGGCATAGCGGGTGGTGATGTCACCGCCAAAGTACGGCATGTTAATGAAGTTACCAACATCTCCGCGCTCCGCCAGGATAGTGTCCTGCTTGGGGAATATCTCACACCCAGAGAACCCCAGTGCTACAGACATCTCGGTCAGGTATTCACGAACCAGTGCCGCCGGCTCCCATTCTTGCAGAAACAAATAGAGGTGGGCGCCGCCCGACTTGGAACGGCACAAGATCAAAGGCATGTTCATCTGGTGGATCTTTGTATTCAACTCCACCAAGTTAAGATCATAGGTATCAATATCCAGAGCCCCGAATCGGCACAGGTTTTCCTGAGTGATTGGTATTGATCCAACCCCCTGCTTACCCTCGATGTGAAACTGTACAAGTTCCTCGGTCAGTGGGCCGCGCACGATCTTACTGGTTGCTTCAGCCTTGCCGTTCCGACCAACACGCCCAACAGACGTTGTACCATGGGCAGCGATTGAACCATCAAACGCTCCCATTAACATTTTAGCTTGGGACATAATCCGCTCCTAAAAAACATTCACGCTAACGCCGTTAGCGTGAATCTTTGTTTATGTTTTTAGAACGGAATTTCGTCATCTCTCATTGGGGCTGCTGTGGAATCTCCAGAACCACCGCTAACTACGGTAGGTTCCGCCGCAGCTTTGGCTTCACCCGCAAGAATTGAATCGCGGAATGATTTAGCTGCCAGCATTAAAGGACGATCTTCAGGCGTGACTAACCGAACATGTTCAACAGCCCAGTTATTCCAAGTGCCTTGGTCATTGCTTTCCTCAACCGAATACATACGCCAGATCGTTGCAAACAAAGCCGGCTGAACTAACTCACCTGACTTTGGGTTCTTAACTCTAAGCATAGAGATGTTGGTCTTCCAACGGCGGCTAACCTTCAACCCAGAAGACTTCATGTCAATGACAGCCGGTTGGTATGATCCCTCATCATCCAAGATCAGGCAGAAGTGCTGGTCAGACTTAACCAGTTCGTTGCCGTTGGGTAGAATTTCTTTGCCACCCTCTCGTCTTGTTTTATTGATCAACGGATCACTCGCTGGGATCTTGCCTTTGAACCCACCACCCAAGTCGCGAGGTACAAACTCCAAGTATTCTGTACACTGGAAGCAAGGGATAATATTTATTCCCTTTTCGCCAGACCAGTACTGGTTAGTCACGTTGTTATACGCATCTCCTTGCTCGGCGCCGGCAATGAACTCGGCATTGCGCTTGTTAATCTGAGGGCTCATGGCCTGTAACAGACGGACAAACGGGATCTGCATCTCGTCACTACTAAATGACGCGCCTTCACCAGCGGTTTCAAAGATATCGTCGAGAATATCTGTGCTTAACTCTGCACTTTTTTTATTAGCTACTGCGTTACCCATTATGCTTTCCTCTTTACTTCTGCTGCTGTTGATACAAACGCCCCGAACATATCAAGGTCGATGGGCCTACCGTTAGCTACCCGCTCCTTAACAAATGCCTTAAGAGTGGACGCATGAATGTGAGTCTTGGTCTTTGGATCAAAGCCCTTCTCCTGTAGCAAACCTACAAGATTACCCGCAACGTTGTCCTCGCCCTTGCCGAACGTAATAACAACATCGTTCTTTATAATGTCATCAAGTCCGTTCTGACGAAGCCAGTTATACGCCTCATCTCTTCGCGCTACAGGAATAGATGCGTGTACCAGAGGTTTACAAGCGACCGATGCGCCCTCAACTTCCAACTTCTCCACACCCATTTCATCCATAAGGCTTGGGATACGGTCGTGCGTGATGGTTCTCCGCGCTTCCTTCAAGATCTTGAGGTGGACCTCCGCGGCCTCAATGTCTTTGTCGAGAGCCGTGACCTGCCTTACCATACCGGATAAAGTTATCCCGGTTTCTGTGTCCACACCGGCCAACGCTTGGCTTGTGTCGAACATGTCATCGAATATGTCTTCCATAAAAGTACATCCTCTTCAGGGTTAATGTTGACACAATGTGTATTGTGCCGTATTTGAGAGTATATGGGAGAAAACACATGACAGTCAACTATAAATTTAAAACTAAACCATTTGATCATCAACGGACAGCACTGGACGCTGCTGGATCTCGCGGATCCTTTGGTTTCTTTATGGAAATGGGGACCGGCAAGTCGAAAGTCCTCATAGATAACATGGGCCAGCTATTCTTGGAAGGTAAGATTAACTTCGCGTTAATCATCGCACCGAAAGGCGTGTATCGAAACTGGGTAGCCAAGGAAATACCGCAGCATATGTCAGATGATGTGCCGATTCGGATCATACGGTGGGTGGCAAACCCAAACAAGAAACAAACAGAAGAATTGAAATCAATCACTAAAGGATTCGCTGGCCTCACAATATTCGTTATGAATGTTGAAGCATTCTCCACGGCCAAAGGACAAAACGCCGGCAAGTGGATGGCTAAACACCTTGGTCAGTATGGCATGATTGCCATCGATGAAAGCACCACCATCAAAAACCCCAAGGCAAAGAGAACAAAGTCCTTGATGGAGATAGCAGATGGGTTCTCATACAAGAGACTACTAACCGGATCACCAATCACCAAGTCCCCCCTGGATATCTATGCTCAAGCAGAGTTCCTCCGTCGAGGGATGCTAGGCGAATCATACTGGGCGTTCCAAGGCCGGTATGCCATCACCAAACAACAGAAGATGGGCGCCAGGTCGTTCACACAAGTGGTTGGATACCGATACCTCGATGAGTTGACCGAAAGAATTGCAACCTTCAGCTATCGCGTACTGAAAAAAGAATGCTTGGATCTGCCAGAAAAAACATACACCGTTAGATATGTGAACCTGACCCCCGAACAAAGAAAAATGTACAACGACATATCACGACAAGCAATGCTCTTACTGGACAACGGTGAACTGGTCAGCGCACCCGCAGTAATTACACAGCTTTTGCGCCTACAACAAATCCTGTCCGGTCATATCAAGACCGACGAGGGTGATGTGCAATACTTTCCAACCAAAAGAACAGACGCACTTAAAGAAATCATGGACGAACATGATGGCAAGGCAATCATCTGGTCGCGGTTCCGTCATGATATTAAATCAATCACCTCGATGCTGAACAAAGAGTTCGGAGCCGGTTCCGCTGCGGCGTACTTTGGAGATACCAAAGATGACGAACGTCTGGCTATCGTTCAGAACTTCCAGAACCCCAACCACCCACTGAAATACTTTGTGGGTAACCCAGCTACCGCAGGATATGGCTTAACTTTGACCGAGGCCAACCTTGTGGTATACTATGCCAATGACTTCAACTTGGAGACTAGAATCCAAAGCGAGGACAGGGCGCACCGCATCGGTCAAAAAAACCCAGTGACCTATATTGATTTGATATCTGATGGCACAATCGATGAGCGTATCGTGGAATCACTTCGCAATAAAATTAACATAGGCGCATTAGTATTAGGAGAGAAAGCAAGAGAATGGCTAAAACTTACCTAGAAGAAATACAACACCGCCAAGCAATCGAAGACATGGTGGATTATAAACGAGGTTTGCGGAGTCTTAAAACAGGGACGAAAGCATTGTCGGAAAGCACCGGGCTAAGTCCAGACATCGCTGAAGCATTGCTTAAATCTATGAACAAAGACAACGTCACCCAGATCAGAGGCTACTCAAAAGAACCGGAGCATCTGAGACAGTCTAAGATTGGCAAGTCCAATGAACCCAAAAGATAACGTCATCCAAGGTCCATGGCCCCAGTGGGGGGTCGTCAACTTTGATGATCTAAATGATATAACGCAATTGGACTTAGACTATTGGAAATGGGAAGAGCTTTTGCAGGATCAAGAGCGAGATGCTTGGAATCAGTTTTATGAACTTGAACGGCAAAAAAAATTGATCGAAGAACAAACAAAACAAATAAAAAGGGGGACTAAAAATCCCCCTCACTCATAAACGCTAGCAGCCATGCCCACTTTTAGTATATCGATCATATCATCTTGCCTAACTTCATTTTCCTTAGCCAAAACCAAAAGCGCCTTCAATGTTTTGTTCTCTTCCTCCAATCGTTTGACCTCAGCCAGCACACGGTTGTATTCTTCCCTGTTAATCATCTTTTCAAAGTCCCATTTAGCCATCTACAAAAACTTTTTGATGCTCCCTGCGGATCAATACAGATAGCTGCCGTGCCATGGTACGGTCATCAGCGTCCGCCAATTCCTTTAGCAGTTTGTGAACGTCCGTAAACACCGCAACATTCTTAAAAGGTTGGCCGGTGGATTCCTGTCGTTGCTTGCCGCGCCCTGGAGTTGTGGCTGGCTTGCGAGTAACTTGTTTGTTCTTCATGGTGTTATCCTCTTGTTGTGGGCCACATATACTATGCTTATGTGCAGCCCACAAGTAGTCAGTCGGCTAGCCGGTAAACCTCGACCTTGCGAACCAATTCTTTCTGACGTTGCAGCGAAGATCTGATCTGAGGCAGGGACCAGTCCAGGGAATCATAAATATCCTTGATCGTTTGCGGCTTCTGGCCCAGCAAATCCAAGACCAACGCATCAATCTCCTCCTCGTCCTCAATACGAGCATCGATCTCCATGTCCTCAATCTGAGCATCCGTTGGACCGTTCTCTTCAGTGGGATTGGGGTCGGTCGCAACAACATTGACCACACGCCAAGGAATAGTAGATCGCTTGTCAGAATAATTAGGAAGTACCGAGGCATAAACCTCAGTGTCAGGCTCCAGATTCATCTTCTCAACAATGCGCTGATTAATAAACACACCCTCACCATTTTCGGGCAATACCCCAAAGGCACTCCCCGAATAAGTTAGTTCCTCAATCAATACAATCTTGGTTTCGATAGTCATATTAGATATCCTTCTCGTCTTAATTTACTTACAAAGTCTTTTAATTCTCGTCTCGCCTGGTGCAAATTGTTCCGCGCATCAGGTGCTGCATCTACTCTATTGCCTGCCTGTTCGTTGTTATCAACCATGCGTTTCAGATGTTTTAATTCTGCCTCTTGCGCTGGTGTTATCTGCTTCATCCTATCCTCCTGTACACTCTCCGTCATCCGCTTGGCAAAGGAATGATTCATCGTCAAAGATCCAATCCCCCTGCTTCTTTACAAAATTACCTATGTCATCATAACTCCTGCGCTTGTGAAATGTGGCGCCTACCTTCTTCTCCATGTCAGACCACCACTGCATTCGATCTGGATGATCCCGCCACATGGCAGCAAGCATAGCCTCACTCTTTAAAAAACAACCATCGCAATTACCCTTGGGGGTGACACCGTTCCTGCCAAACAAACGGAGGTCAAACGGCTGTTGCTTCCAGAAGGCCACGATGTGTTCCTTCTTGGCCCCCGCATCGTTCAATGGATACCAGTTTGACCACCGCTTATCCTTGCTGTCCTTAACTCTGCGCTTCTCGTCAGCCCGAATGCCAATCGTGTTAGTCCACGACTTCCACTTCTGACTCACCAAATACCGCTTGATCGTCCGCACCTTTAATTCCTCAGTGCAAAAACGAGCCACCGCGTTCGGTAGATAAGGCTTGTACAACAACGTCTCGAACGGCTCACCATTCCGCGCAGCGGAGTTGTGGCTGACCTCTTTAAACGTGACCTTGTTATCTATCCGGTCATACTCCAACCAAGTTATCGGAACGTTCCACCGATCTCCACACTCCTGAACAAAGTCCAAAGTCTCAGGCATCTCGCGCCCCGTATTGGCAAACAATACCTTGCACCTGTCTGGCAACGGCCCGTTCTCATCCAAAATCCTTCGTAACATGTACGAACTGGTGCGACCGCCAGAAAAACTAACTAAAACGTTGCCGTCCGGTAACTTATATTCTGGCATTCTGTATCATCCTTGGTATATTATAAATGAGGGCTACTGGATCTCTTTCATTTTCACACAAGAGCCTCAACGTCTTGCGTTCCAGTAGCCCTCACCATTATTTAAAAACAATCCCATGCCTACGCGCCGTGCGAGATACGTTCTTCACCGTCATGTCCAGCTTGAATGCAATCTCGGTTTTACTGGCGCCCAACTCTGCGAGTGCGCGTAGCTGAATAGACTTCTCATGCTTGGGCCTGCCCCGATTGCCGTTGTGCCAGCCGTTGTCAGGCTTAAATCCATAGTTGGAACTGCGACCGCCAAGACTCTTCTTAAACAACTTGTTCTCAGCCGCAGCCATAGCAATGTACTCTTCAGATAAACTCATGACTCTCCCTTGTCCTCGTCCCATGGCTCGTCAGCTAAACTCACCTTTACATCTTGGCGGTAGCGCATCGAACAAGACTGCTTGTTTCTCATATTCTCTTTGCGCTGCTGATCGTCCGACTTCTTTCCCACTGGCTTATTCTTGTTAACCGCCACCATGTTCTAGTAATCCCCCTGATAATAAACATTCCTGTCCCATGGATCGAACAAAATCCAATCCGCAGCTAACTCAAACTTCTTAGCGTACTCCTCCCTCTCTGTGTGGTGACGGTAGCGGGGGTCAGGATCTTCAATCAAATCACCGCTGCTAGAAAACCCGCGAATTTTGTACGCAATATCCCGCAACATCTCGGGGGATAAATCAACCCTCATAGGGTTGTTGTTGTACTCGTCAGGCGATGCGTGTGTACTGTTGATGTAGTCATGCAAATCCCAGTGCTTGCGCCAGTACTGGATCTCCAACACAACAGTCTTGATAGGCCAGCATACCTCTGCGCGTGACACCCCCCCGTGTTCATTCCGAACATAAACGGCCTCCGTTGGCCGCTCCATCGGAATGTAATTGTCCTTAACATTACTCAGCGTAGTGTTGTTACGCTCCGCAATTAAATATGCATCTAGTCCCATTATAATTCTCCCCCCGTTTTAAACTGAATGTATTGCGTAACACTGTGACCGTCATCAAACTCCATAAACATACGATCACCAACCGAGGCCACCCGTCTGGCAAACTCTGTCCAATCCTCGTCAGCCTCCCAATAAAAGGTGGCGAGTGCTATGACGCGGTGAGGACTCTGGTCACGTTGCGGGTCGGTCATGTCAAACGTATCGCCCCGATCAGTAGTTACAATTTCGACCTGAGCGGTTGCTCTGTCCACCATTGATGTAATTCCCATGTTTATCCCCAATCTTTCTGGACGCCGTAATCTTCAGCCTCAAGATAGCCCTCGTTGTATGCCGCAATCTCAGACGCATTCATCTGAGCCGCAACGGTCTTAAGACCGTGACCCGTACCCTGCGCCCAGTAATGCGGCACCGGTGGACGGTGATAATAATAATCCGCGCCACCTCTATCCCTAGGACCGCCATGGCCCGTCATTACTTCATCCATTACTTATCTCCTTCTTTCTTTCGTTGAAATAAATTGGTGTCTTTGTGTC